CGCCGAAGGCGGAATGCTCGTTGAGGAGGGCGCTGGGGAGTATACGCTGCGAGGGATTCGCGCTTGGGGACGCGGAGATGAGACAACTCTAACCGTGAGCAAGGGAAGCCGATTCACCCGATGAACCTCACACCCTACCAAGAGGCCCAGGCCGTCTATCTACGCGAGGAATCGACAACGACATTCTTTGCCGAACTGGCGCTCCACTTGGAGAACCCGACCGGCTATGTGCTCAAGTCCCCGACGATGTTCTGCTTGGCTCGCCCGGTGGCCAGCGGTGGGCTGGAGAGCGAGATTCTCAACGCTCGCATCGTCTATCCGCGTGAGTCTTGGGATGCGTGGTTCTTGGCGGTGTACGCTGGAGACGTTACGGAGATACTTCGGCAGGTGCCTTTACGGCTTCCGCTGTACGGATGGCAGAAGAGGAACCGCTTGCGTTTTTGGACGGCTGAGGACATTGACCGTTTATTCCTTCGTCAACGCCATGACCTTCCACATACCTCTCTCCCGTCGTCCGAACACCTCACTTGACAGGCAGATGCACAAAGGGGGTGGCGGATCTACTCCGGCCGCTGCGGCTCCAATCCCTCCGGTTTCGGAGCGTGGCAGCGAAGTTCAGTTTGCCCGTGAGGACGCCATGAGGGCTGGGCAGCGCAAGAAGGGGAATCGCTCGACGATTCTCGGCGGGGCCCTTGGCGTTCCAGCTGAAGCCGCCGCACAGAAAGCCTTTGGGCAGCGTACTCTGCTCGGTAGCGCCTCGAACTGAGGATTCAACCTATGCCGACAGCCACAGCGGAAGCGCCAGTTCAACAGCCTGCGCAGGCGAAGAAGCCGGCAGTCGATGCGAAGGCGGTCATCGCCAAGTACAACCTGCTGGTGCAACAGCGCAGCCCACGTGAAGCGGATTGGGACGAGGCGATTCGGTATATGATGCCCAGGCGCATTGACGCCACAGGCACCACAACAGTTTCGGAAGCGACCAAGGCCGTCTTCGACGACACCGCCATCATCGCCAACAACACGTTGGCCGCTGGCTTGGTCTCGACGATCACGCCAGCAACGGAGCGGTGGGCTGCGCTGGAGTCACCTGCGGTCTTCCGTGACGAGACTCCGGACGAGAACGCGCAAGCGGTACGTGGGGCATGGTATCAGGACGCCACCGACATTCTCTCGCGAGCCATCGCGAACTCGAACTTTCACACAGAGATTCACGAGCTTCACCTTTGCCGGAATACGATCTGCACCGGGGCGATGGGCGTGTTTGAGGGCGAAGACTCGCCGTTGGTGTTCAAGCATGTCCCGCCGAAGACATTCACCTTCACCGAAGACAACGAGGGGCGCATCACCTCGTTCTTCCGTGAGATGGCGAACATGACTCTGGAGCAGGTTGTGCGGCAGTGGGGCGAGGAGTCGCTCCCGGAGAAGTACCGCGAGAAGCTCAAGAGCGATAACCCGGCCGACAGGCAGGCCACGGTGAGGGTGCTTCATGCTGTAGAGAAGCGGATGCCGGGTACCTACGATCCACAGAAGATCGACGGAGCGAACAAGCCCTACTCGTCGGCCTACATCCTGATCGACGACAAGCATGTGCTCGACGCTGGTGGCTACGATGACATGCCTTACGTCGTTGGCCGCTTCCTCAAGTGGGGAGCCGACCAGTGGGGCTATGGCCCTGGCATCGAAGCGTTGCCGTCGGTGCGTCAGCTCAACTTCATCGAGCAACACGCCGACGTGGCGGCAGAAATTGCCGTGTTCCCAAGAATGCTTTTCCCGCAAGGATGGAAAGGGAAAGTTGATCTTGCAGCTAATGGGCCAACATTTTTTGACCCGAACCAGCCGAATGCGATTCCGCGGATGTGGGGTACGGAAGGTAATCCTCAATACCTCGACGTGCGGGCCGACAAGAAGCGCGAGGCCGTGCGTCGGCTCTTCCATAACGATCTCTTCCAGATGCTTGGCGGGATCGAGCCCGGCAAGATGACCGCTTACGAGACGATGCAGCGATTCAGTGAGAAACTGGATATGTTCTCGCCGTCGTTCAAGATGGTCACAACCGAGATCCTCGCACCGCTGGTGAAGCGGTGCTTCACGATCCTCTTCAAGATGGGCTACTTCGCTCCGCCTCCGCCCGAGGTGTTTGTTCAGACCAGCCGGGGGTTCGTGATGCCGATGCCGCAAGTGAGCTTCGTCTCCAAGATGGCTCTGGCGATCCGTGCGCTGGAGAATCGTTCGTGGGTGGAGTTCATGAACGTTGTGACGCCGATGCTCCAGGTGGACCAGTCCATTGCCGACAACTTCGACCTAGACAAAGCCACGCTCGGAATCGCCCGCAATCTGGCCGTCTCGACCGGATGGCTCCGCAAGCCGGAAGACCGGGATGCGATTCGCGAGCAGCGGGCGCAGGCCCAGCAGCAGGCCCAGCAGATGCAGCAGGCCCAACAGTTGGCCGACGCCGCTGGCAAGCTGGGGCGTGCGCCTACGGCCTTGCAGGACGCCGCCGGGCAGGCCATCACGCAAGCGTCGCGCTGAGTAATTTATGCCGGTTCCAATCAGTCCGATCAACGACGAGGCGACTTCCGAAGGGGAGAGCCTCGTTCGTGCTTTCCTCGATGTCTTCGGGGATGACAACGCCAGCCGCACACCGTCGCAGAAAATCGTGTGGGCATGGCTCGAACAAGCAGGGTATGCCCGTCGGCCATCTTTCGTGGCAGATGCGGATGGCAAACTCGACACACTGCGAGCCGCAATCACCGATGGGAGGCGTGGTCTCTACTTGGAGATCGCTTCCATAGTTGAAGGTGGATTCGACCGTACCAAACTGGAGGTTTCAAGATGACCGAACAACAGACCGATCAACCGCAGGCGACGCCGAGCGCGAAGCCGAAGTACAAGCTCGACGATGCTGGAGTCCTCTCCCGCGTCGTCGGAGAGAACTCGACAGCCATCGCAATCTACAAGGATGGAGTAGTCACGATCCTCGATGGAATGGCTGAGTTCCAACCGACCGCCATTCGTGTGCTGGAGCGCATGGGAAAGAAGGTAGAGCGCGTGGCACATGAGCCTGCTCGCGAGACTCCTGCTCCAGTCGTAGAGCCGACCGAAGAGCCGGCGACTGAACCGCACCTTGGCGAGCGCACTCCGGCTTGGCTGGCGTGGCTCAAGGGAGCCGACCCTAAGCGATACGCCGCTACCTGCGAGCGTCTCAAGATTTCCGATCAACCGTAACAAAACAACTGATTCCAATGAGCGAACAAGCAGTCCAACCTCCCGCGTCCTCAACTCCTCCCGCTGGCTCTGCTCCGGCTGGATCTCCTCCTGCGGCGGCCCCGACCGCACTCGGCGCTGCCGTCGCCGCCGCTGGTGAGCCACAAAATCAGCAGCCGCCGGCTGGTTCTCCTCCCGCGGTGGCACCGACTCCGTTCACCTTCACGAAGTTCATCAAGCCCGATGGTTCATTTGACTTTGCGGACCTCGGCACATTGCCGGATGGTGACGAGAAGACTTTCGCCTCTCACACGCTCTCGAAGTACAAGAACGTGGACGAGGCGATGAAGGCGTTCCGCCACACGACCGGGCTGGTTGGGGCGAAGGGCCTTCTCCCGTTGCCGGCCACCGCAACGCCACAGGAACGCGAAGCATTCAACAAGCGTCTTGGCGAAGTGCTCGGCATCCCGAAGGACGCCGCCGGCTACGGCATCAAGAAACCCGACGACATGCCGGCCGAAGCGTGGAGTGATGAACACGCCACTGCCGTTGCTGAGATCGCCCGCAAGAACAACATCCCTCCCGCCGCGATGCAGGAGCTTGTGGCTGCGCAGACCGAGTTCGTGAAGAAGTCGGTTATAACCCAGCAGCAGGCGCAGGAGCAGGCGACGCAGCAGGCGTTTGGTGAGTTGCAACAGGAGTGGGGCGACCGCTACAACGCGAATCTTGTCCTTGCTGCCCGCAGTGCGAAGACGCTCGGCCTGAACGTGGATGACCCGACGATTGGCAACAACCCGGCGATGATTCGAGCCATGCACAAGTTCGCATCGCTCGTCTCCGAGCATACGCTTGTCACCGGGGGAGAGTTGAACAGTGCGCCTGGTTTGGAGGTTCAACTCCAAGAACATAACGCATCCATTCTGAATCAGCCGTGGGGAACCGACTCGAACAGCCCGCAGTTCAAGGCATGGTCTGAGAAACAGGTGATGCTTGCCAAGATGGTTGCGGAGGCTCGCGCCAAGGGTGGCAAACGCTGAGATATAGAGCCTTTCCGTCCATCAAGCTCATCGGCTTCGGCTGGTGGGCTTTTTTCATGTCTTGACGCCAGGCAGTATTTGCCTACCTATCGCGTCAGAGCTTGTCCGATGGACACTTCTCCTCACGGGGAGAACCCAGCCGCAGCTCGGAACCAACTTCCGAGGACAGACCGGCCTTAGGCCGACACTCTGCGACCAAGGAGATCAACGATCTTCACCCCGTTTGAAAAAGGAGGACTATCATGTCCGTCATCAGCATCATCCCTGATCACTATCAGGTTCAGTACGACAGCAATCTCGGCATCGCTCTCCAGCAGGAAGCTTCCCTGCTTCGCGATACCGTCACCATCAAGACAGGAACTGGCGAGTCGATCCGGTTCGACGAACTCGGCAAGGTCGAGGCGACCGATGTGACCACGCGAGGCGGTGATACCGTTTACGCGGACCTCGACAGCACGCAGCGGTGGACCCGCCCGATGCCCGCCGAGTGCGCCCTCAAGCGCGACGTGTTCGACCTCGATCACCTCGGCAACCTCGTTGGTCTGGATGGCGGAATCGTCCGCGTCCAAGCGGCTGCGATCAATCGTGTGTACGACAACCGGATTATCTCCGGGATGCTCGGCACCGCGTACAGCGGCAAGACCGGCACCACGACCAACGCGCTAGACACGACCAACATGGCCGTCGCCGTGAACTATGTCCCATCGGGCACTCCGGCGAACAGCGGCTTGACCTTCTACAAGCTCGCCGCCGCCAAGTACAAGCTGGACCGCAAGCTTCTCCCGAAGGAAGGCCGGTACATCGCCGTCACCTCCAAGCAAATCCTTAACCTCGTCAACGACATCATCGCGAACCACACCGATAACGGCTATGCGATGGAGTGGGCGAAGTCGGATGACCCGGTGAGCAAGCGCCTGTTCAACTTCAACTTCATCGAGTTCTCGGATGACTCCAGCATGGGCGTCCAGCTTCCGGTGGCCTCCAACGTCCGCACCTGCCCATTCTGGCACAAGAGCGGCGTCGGCTTCGGCATCTGGACCGACCGCATGAACTTCATCGACCGCCTGCCCACCAAGCGCCAGGCGATGCAGTTCTATGCTGCCACCAATGTCGGTGCGGCCCGCCTCGACGAGAAGAAGGTCGGCGTGATCTACGCTGACGAGTCTGTCTAACCTTAACCACGGAGACCTACTACAATGGCTTCTTTCAACGCTTCCAACTATCAGGGTGCCGTCACCTCGCTCGCCAATCGCCTCGAAAGCAGGAACGTCGAGTTTACGGTGAAGTACAAGAAGGCGTCCTACACGTCCATCGCTACGCAAGCCGCCAACGATACGATCAACCTTGCGGTTCTCCCGAAGGGTTGCATCGTGATCCCGTCGCTTTCGTTCATCCGTCGCAACGGTGCCGCCGCCGCTACGCTCACCATCGATGTTGGCGACTCTGGCGACGCTGATCGGTACTGTGATGGCCTCGACGCCGCTGCCGCTGGCGTCGGTGCATTCACCACTCCGGCCGTTCCGGACGGTGCGATCAACCCGTACACCCTCACGGCAGACACCGTGATCGTTGCGAAGATCGCTACCATCACTACTCCGGCCGTAGGCGTCGCGCTTGAGTTCTTGATCGCCTACCAAGACCTGTCGTCCTGATCGGGGACGGCTCATTGGAACCAGCAGCTCGGCCCCGCCCGTGGATGACATCCATTGGCGGGGCTTTTTCTTGAAATCCGCAACCTGAACGCTTCCGCAAATGGCAACCACACTCCAAGCCTTCAACCGCGCCCTGGACCTCATCGGCCAGAAGGGGACGCTCGCCTCCATTGCCGTCGCAAGCCCGAGCTGTGAGGCACTCAACCGCGCATTCGGCACCGTTCT